GATCGTGGCGGTGTGCGGGCTGGCGTCACCGTTGATGACGACCAGCGCGTAGCCGGGGCCGACCGGGGCGGTGTCTCCGCCGCCGGACGCGGCTACGCGCTGGTCGTCATCAACGGTGACGCCAGCCCGCACACCGCCACGATCACCACCCCCGGCACGAAGAACGGCCTGGCCGTCGCCGACGCCACGCTCGTCGTCGCGGCCGGAGACACCGGACTCATCGCGCTGACCAACGATTTCCGCGGCGCCAACGACCGCGCCGCGGTCACCTACGACGCCGTCACGTCGGTGACCGTCGCCGTCATCAAGCTGGGAGCCTGACATGGCAGGTAAGGACGCATTCGGCACGCAGTTCCTGCGTGACACCACCGGCGCCGGCGTATTCGCGAAGATCGCCAACGTGACCGACATCAGCGGCCCGTCCAGGTCGCGCGAGGCGATCGAGGTCACCGCCCACGACTCGCCGGACAAGTACCGCGAGTACATCAAGGGCCTCAAGGACGGCGGCGAAGTCGAGATCACTCTCAACTACGACCCCGGCGCGACCTCCCACACGGCGCTGGACGCCGACTTCGAGGAGGACGACCTGCGCGACTACCAGGTCATCATCCTGCCGGGCGACCCCGACGAGCACACCTGGGAGTTCTCCGCGCTCATCACCGACCTCGGCGACGAGTACCCGACCGAGGACAAGATGGAGCGCACCGCCACGTTCAAGATCTCCGGCAAGCCCACCCTCACCCCGACCGGCATCTGAGCAGGAGCAGCAACGTGGCAAGTCTGAAGGACCTCATCCGCCAGGCCGACGACATCAAGAGGCAGGACGATGTCGAGATCCCCGAGTGGGCGCCCGGCGCCAAGTTCCGCGTCACGGGCCTGCCCGCCGGGGACTGGGAGCAGTACCAGAACAAGCTCTCCAAGGTGACCCGGCAGGACCAGGCGTCCGGTGTCGAGGTCAGCATCCGGTCCAACAAGGCCGAGATCGTGGCCAAGGCGCTGCGCGACCAGGAGACGGACGAGCTCGTCTTCCCCGACCTCCGCGAAGGCATCTCGATCCTCAGCAAGAGGTCGGCCGGCATCGTGAACGGGCTGTTCAACCTCGTCCGCCACCTGTCCGACGACGACAAGGACTTCACCCAGAAGGTGAAGGACGCCGAGGGAAACTCCGGCGGCGACCAGAGCTGAAGCTCCTCTACGACCTGTCCGCCGCGTACCAGCTGCCGCCGGACGAGGTGATGGCCAGGTTCACCGAGGAACAGATGATCTACCTGGTCGCCTACCAGAACCTCCACGGGCCGATCGGCCCCCGGCGGTTCGACGTGCTGTTCGCGCGCCTCGGCATGGACGTGGCCGCCCCGCACATGAAGAAGGGCAAGAAGCCGCGGCTGAAGGACCACATCGTCGAGTGGTCCCGCGCTGCCCGCCCCCGCAAGACCGGCCGTGAGCTCCTCGCCGCCGTGAAGGGCCTCCAGGCCCGCTTCGACAAGCAGCCCGACACACGCAGGGGGTGAGCGATGCCGGTCCTGGACGAGCTCCTGGTACGCATCGGAATGGACACCACCGGTGTCGAGGAGGGCACCGACCAGGTCAACCAGCAGATGGACGGCCTGGCCGCGCCCGCGGCTGCGGCCGGCATCGCCGCGGGCGGCCTGTTCATCGCAGGCCTGACCAACGCGATGGACGCCTCGAACGCCAACACCAAGCTGCAGAACCAGCTGGCCCTGAACGACGAGGAGGCCAAGCGGGCCGGCACCATCGCCGGTGACGTGTTCTCCGAGGGCTTCTCCGACTCCATCGGGGGCGTCAACGAGGCCATGTCCGGCGTGATCCAGGCCATGGGCGGCATGGGCGAGGTCTCCGACAAGGAGCTCTCCTCGATGACCAAGTCCGCCATCATGCTGGGCGAGACGTTCGAGCTCGACGTCGGCGAGGCCGCCACCGCGGCCGGGCAGCTCATCGCCAACGACCTGGTGAAGGACGGCGAAGAGGCGTTCGACGTCCTCACCCGGGCCGCGCAGACCCTGCCCAAGTCGATGATCGCCGACATCCCGGCGACGATCATCGAGTACGGCAAGCACTTCCAGCGCATGGGCCTCGACGGCCAGACCGCTTTCGGCATGCTGTCGCAATACGTCCAGGCCGGTGGTCGCGACATCGACCAGGCCGCCGACGTCATCCACGAGTTCGCGCGCATCACCTCCGAGGAGACCGACCGCGCGGCCGAGGGCTTCAAGGAGCTCGGCCTGGACTCCAAGCAGATGCTCGAGGACATCGGCAAGGGCGGCGACCCGGCGGAGGCAGCGCTCGGCAAGACCCTCGAGAAGCTGCGGCAGATCAAGGACCCGGCCAAGCAAGCCGAGCTGGGTATCGCGCTGTTCGGCGACATGGCCGGTGAGGGCGCCGACGCACTGTGGGCGATGGACCCCGCATCGGCGGCCGCCAGCTCCGGCATGGACAAGGCCGGCGGCGCGGCCAAGGCGGCCACCGACAAGATGGCCGCCTCGAAGTCCCTGGACTCGATCTGGCGGAGCCTGACGACGACGCTGGGCGAGCTGCTCGCCCCGGCGCTGCAGAAGGTGTCCAAGTTCATGAACGAGCACCCGGGCGTGGTCAAGATCCTGGTGCCGCTGATCATCGGCCTGGCCGTCGCGTTCGGCATCTTCGCCATTGCTGTCTGGGCTGTGAACATCGCGATGATGGCCAACCCGATCGCCTGGATCATCCTCGGCATCATCGCCCTGATCGCCGTCGTCGCCCTGATCATCATCAAGTGGGACGAGATCAAGAAGTCCACGGCCCAGACCTGGGGCTACATCGCTGACAAGCTCGGTGAGTTCTTCGGCTGGGTCGGCAAGAAGGCGTCCGAGTTCTGGGGCTGGCTGGGCCGCATCTTCTCCGACGGCTGGAACTGGATCGTCCGCAACGTGTGGAACCCGGTGCGGGACTTCTTCACCAAGAAGATCCCCGGCTGGGTCGGCGACGGCGTCCAGTGGGTCAAGGACAAGTGGAACGACATGGTCGGCTGGTTCGCCGGCATCCCGGGCCGTATTGCGGCCGGCGCGAAGGGCATGTGGAACTTCGTCACCGACGGCCTCAAGGGCGCCCTGAACGGGGCGATTTCGCTGGTCAACTCCGGGATCTTCTTCATCAACGACAAGCTGATCGCCAACGCGAACCGGCTGCCCGGGGTGAACATCCCGTGGATCCCGTACATCCCGTACCTCGCCGAGGGCGGCGTCACGACCGGCCCCACGCTCGCGATGATCGGCGAAGGGGCCGAGCAGGAAGCCGTGCTCCCGCTGTCCAAGCTCGAGCACATGATCAGCATGGGCGGGCATGGCGACATGCGGGCCCCGTCCGTCAGCAAGGTCCAGCCGGTCCAGGTCTACGTCACCCCGTCGGTCAACTCCGGCGCCTTCCAGGACGCGTTCCAGTACGACGTCCGCACGAAGGCCGGCGGATCCGTCCGACGCTACGCAGGAGAGGACGACTGACGATGGTGTCACTGCCGCCGCCGCGGACCAGCGAGCTGCTCTACGACGGGCAGTGGCACGCCATCTCTCTACGGGAGTCGACGGCCCTCACGATCGAGCGCGGCGTGTCCTCCGAGGGCAGCCGCGCCAATCCCATGGCGGCCGAGGCCACCGTCGACAACCGCTCCGGCGACTTCAGCCCCCGCAACCCGAACAGCCCGCTGTACGGGAAGATCGGCCGCAACACGCCGATCCGTCTCTCCGTCGACGCGGGCGGCCCGCACCTGGACATGACCGCCGGCGGCATCCACTCGGTCTCGACCCCAGACTCTGCGGCCCTGGACATCCTCGGCGACATCGACGTCCGCCTGGACGTGGCACTGCTCGACTACGTCGACCCGCAGATGCTCGCCATCCGCTGGGCCGCCGGCGGCCACCTGCACTGGGCGCTCGCGATGGGCGCCGCGGGGCAGCTCATCTTCTGGTGGTCACCGACCGGCCTCCCGGCCGCGCAAAGGTGGGCCGAGTCCACCATCCCGGTGCCCGCGTACCAGGGGCAGCGGCTGGTGCTGCGGGCCACGCTGGACGTCAACAACGGATCCGGCGGCTGCGGCGTCCGGTTCTACACCTCCAACAACCTGAACGCGCAGACGTGGACCCCGCTCGGCGACCCGGTCACCCCGACCGGCGCCGGCACCACGTCGCTGTTCAACGCGACCGCGCGGCTGTACATCGGGGACAACCAGGTCTCCATCACCCCGGACGGCACGTCGGGGCTCAGCCGCCTCGAGGGCAGGGTGTACGGGCTGCAGGTGCGGAACGGCATCGGCGGCACTCTCGTGGTCGACGTCGACACCGCGGCGCAGGCCGATCCGGGGGGCACCTCGTTCACCGATGCTGCCGGGCGGGTGTGGTCGGTGACCGGGACCGCGGTCCTGTCCAACCGGCACATACGCATGGTGGGCGAGGTGCCGGCCTGGCCGCCCTCGCGGGACCTGTCCGGCAACGACCGCACGACCACGATCTCCCCGGCCGGGATCATGCGCCGCCTCGACACCGGTAAGAAGCCGCTCGACTCCGCGCTGCTGCGGTTCATCCGCACCAACAATCCGATCGAGTGCTGGCCGCTCACCGACGGGAAGCTCGCGACCCGCGGCGCGTCCCTCCTCGGCGGTTCGCCGATGACTCCCCGTCTCGACTTCGGCAGCAAGGCGGTGGAGTGGGGGGCGGGCACGCTCGCCGAGTGGATCGAGCCCGTCGCCCGGTTCCCCGCCGAGACCGACGGTGTCCTCCTCGGCTACACGCCGAACAGTGCGGCCGCCGCGTCGGGCTGGTCCGTGGACATGTTCTTCGCCGGGCTGGGCACCGAGCAGGACCTCCTCATCACCGACCGCGGCAACGGCGTGGCGGGGAACACCCGCCAGACCTGGTACCTGGCCTTCATCCTGGGCAGCAACGAGATCCGGCTGACCGGCTCGTCCGCGGACGACGTGAGCGGATCCTCCACGCTGCTGACCTCGATCACCTCCGCGGGCATCTTCGACGACGGGATGCACCACATCCGGCTCACGATCACCCCCGGCGGCTCCAACACCGCCTGGGACATCTACGTGGACGGCGTGCTCCGGGCCTTCGGCACCTACGCCCCCATCGGGAAGGCCGTCCGATCCATTCAGCCCGGCTGGTGGGCCTCCGGCGTCACCAGCGGGACCGCGTCGAACGGCTACATCACCTACTGGGGGCCCAGCGCACCGAGCGCGGCCGCCGTATACGAAGCCTTCCTGGGCCATCCCGGCGAGGCCGCCGGCACCCGGGTGCTGCGCGTGTGCGAGGAGGTGGGCGTCTCCGCGTCCATGTTCGGCGTCGCGTCCGAGCAGACCCCCATGGGCTTCCAGCGGCTGGAGACCATGCTCGACACGCTGAACACCGCGGCGAAGGCCGATATCGGCTACGTCCTCGAGCAGCGCGACGACCGGGCCCTGATCTACCGGGGGCGGGCCACCCTGTACAACCAGGACCCCGTCATCACCCTCGACTGGTCGACCAAGGTGATCGGGCCCCCGTTCCGGCCGACGGACGATGACAAGGACACCCAGAACGACGTCACCGTCCATAGGGAAGGCGGCAGCCAGGGGCACGCGGTCCTCGAGCAGGGCCGCATGTCCGTCCTCGACCCGCCCGACGGCGTAGGCCGCTACGACCGGGAACACACCCTGTCCCTCGCGGAGGACAGCCAGACCCGCCACCTTGCCGGGTGGATCATGCACGTCGGTACCTACGACGGGCTGCGCTACACCAAGCTCACCCTGAACCTGGGCAACCCTCGCGTGTACGCCATGGTGAACGACATCCTCCGCGCCGACGTCGGCGACAAGATCCGCATCACCAACCTGCCCGCCGACTACGGGCCCGACGACGTCGACCTCATCATCCGCGGCTACACAGAGACGATCAGCGCGGAGGAATGGTCCATCACGTTCAACTGCGCCCCGGGCGGCCCGTGGTCTGTGGGCGAGGTTGGCGACGGAGAGCTCAGCCGGATCGACACCGGCGGCTCCCAGCTGACGTCCGGCATCACCACGAGTGCCACCTCGATGTCGGTGACGACGGCGGCTGGTGGCCGACCGTGGACAACGAGTGCCGGGGACATGCCGTTCGACATCACCGTCGGCGGCGAGCGGATGACGGTCACCAACATCACTGGCGCCAGCAGCCCGCAGACGTTCACTGTCACCCGCTCGGTCAACGGAATCGTGAAAAGCCACCTGGCAGCGACGTCGGTTGAACTGGCCAACCCTCTGTTTGTCGCCCTGTAAGGAGTCCGCATGACGTACACACCGCCCCTTGCCGGACGGAGGATCACGGCCGCGATGCTCCAGGAGATGGTGGGCGCGTGGCAGGACTACACCGTCGCCTGGACCTCGGGCGGCACAGCCCCCTCGATCGGCAACGGCACCCTGACCGGCAGGTACGTGATACTCGGCGACACGGGCCACTTCTCCATCAAGCTGACTGGCGGCAGCACCACCAACTGGGGCACCGGCAACTACCTGTGGTCCCTGCCCGTCACCGCCGCGGCCGCCGCCGATCATGTCGGGACGGTTTTCGTCGGCGACTCCTCCGCCGGCTCGGGCGCCTACAGCACGGGCATCGCGTTCCTGTCGACCGGCGGCACCACCGTCGGCGGCTACGTCGGCCCGAAGAACGGCGCCTCGAGTCTCTCGAACCTCAACCCGCAGACCTTCGCTACCGGGGACAGGATCTGGCTGACCGGAACGTACGAACTGGCCTGAGCCCACCCCGCCTTCCGCCCCGCAGCGTCGGGGCCTTTCTCATGTCTGGAGACCTTCATGGAGCCGCCGATCCTTCGGTACTTCAAGCACAACCACCTGCCGCCGCACCTCAGCTGTGTGGCTCAGCCGTACGCCGAGCTCGCCATCCAAATCCTCACCGTCACCCAGCCAGGGCCCGAGCAATCGGTCGCCCTGCGCAAGCTGCTCGAGTCGAAGGACGCCGCCGTACGCGCCGCGCTCAGGGACGACGACTGATGGCCACCCCGCTGGCTGCTGACCGGCTGCTCGCCGCACTGCGCAAAGAGGGCCTGACCGTTGTCGAGCATCGCGACTGGCGGAACAACAACCGCAACCACAAAGGCCCCTGGGGACCCGTCAACGGCGTGATGATCCACCACACCGTCACCTCCGGCACGAGCAGCTCGGTCGAGCTCTGCTACAACGGCCACTCCTCCCTGCCCGGTCCGCTGTGCCACGGCGTCATCGCCAAGAACGGCACCGTGTACCTGGTCGGCAACGGCCGTACGAATCACGCCGGCCTCGGTGACGACGACGTGCTGCGCGCCGTGATTGATGAGCGCGAGCTGCCCGCCGACAACGAGGCCAACACCGACGGCAACCGCCACTTCTACGGCTTCGAATGCGTCAACCTCGGCAACGGCGAGGACCCCTGGCCAGCTGCTCAGCTCGAGGCGATCGAGAAGGCCGCGGCCGCGATCTGCCGCGCGCACGGCTGGAGCCACCGGAGCACGATTGGCCACCTCGAGTGGCAGCCCGGGAAGGTCGACCCGCGCGGTTTCTCCATGGATGACATGCGCGACCGCATCCAGGCGAGGCTCGGTCGCCCGGCCGGGTCCACCCCCACACCTATCCCGTCCAAGGAGGACGACATGGACCTGACCCGGGAGAACCTGGATCAGATCGCGCTGGCCGTGAACGGCTACCGCAACAAGGCCCAGAACGAGGCTTCCATCAAGGCGGGCAAGGGGCCGATCCCCGACGTCTACGCCATGGATCAGGGCACCTACGCCACGACGCGCAGCATGGCCGCCCAGCTCGGTGCCCTGACTGCTGCCGTCACCGCGCTCGCCCAGAGCGGCGGGCTCGACGCCGCAGAGATTCAGGCCGCCGCCGAGGCCGGCGCCCGGGCCGCCCTCGCCGAGCTCGGCGAAGCCCTCATCGACTGACCAGGAAGGACCACCGTCATGGCTGCACCCGTAGAGAAGAAGGTCACCTGGGCCAGCGCCGGCGCCTACCTCGGTAGCACCGGATTGCTCGCCATCCTGACCGCCGTTCAGGGCGACGCGGGCCTGGTCGGTCCGCTCCCCGATCCACTCGAGCCGTTCGCGCTCGGCCTGGTCCCAGCCGCGATCACGTTCGTCGGCGGCTGGTTCGCCAAGCACACCCCGCGCGTCTGATCGGAGCCGCCTCGTGACTGATGAGCCGACGAACGGTGAGCTCGGGCGGCTCATCCAGTCGCTGCGCACCGAGTTCCGCGAGGACCTCGGGCAGCTCAACACCCGTCTGGACAAGGTCGTCCCGCTCGACGTCTACACCATCGAGAAGACGGCCATGACGGAGCGGATCACCGCAATCGAGCAGGGCCGGGAGAAGGACACCGAGCGGATCACCGCCACCAGGCGATGGATCATCGGCACCCTCGTCACCGTGGCCGCGGTCCTCCTGCCGTACCTGACGACGATGGTGAAGGGGGCAGCAGCGTGAAGCGCCTTTCCGCTCGGTTCCGTGGCTGGTCCTGGCAGGGCGACCTCCTGGCCGTTCTCGGTGCGCTCCTCGCTGGGGCCGCGCTGTTCACCGTGCAGGACCTGGCCCACGAGCTCCGTGAGTCCAACGCCGCCCGGGACGCGCTGGCGCAGCAGGTGCAGCAGCTGGGCGGCAAGCCGGTGGCCGGCCCTCCCG